TAATGCTTGTTGTTGTGGGCTAAGGTTTACGTTGTAACCACCTCTGGGATCAGTCTGTACTTGAGCAAGGTTACTTGTGACCGTGTAGGGTTTGAACTGAGAACCTTCAGCCGCACGTTGGCCTACTTGTTCAGCTAAATTAAAACCTGCTTCACCTGCACCATAAGCGGCTTCTATTCCTTCCTTACCTCCATAATACTGCCCAAAACTTCCTAAGATGTCTTGTAAAGAACCTCCAGTAAATAAACCACCTAATCCTAACAACCCCATTCCTGTATCTAAGCCACCAGTGCTAGGGGACATACCTGAGTAGTTCAATCCTCCCCCTGCTTGTCCTGTAGGTGTTTGACCATAAGTATTAGCACCACCAGAGGTATCAAAGTACCCACTACCGTTAGTTAGCACAGGATCATTAGCTATGCCTGTTTGTCCTAAGCTAGGATCAGAGTAACTACCGCCATACTGTTGCACACCTCCTGCAATACCAGAATTGTAGTAATATGGGTTGCTAAGATCATCAGCACTACCAGTTAGCACAGGATCGTTAGCTATGCCTGTTGGTGGTACGTCTTGTCCTGTTTGTCCTAATTGCATACCGCCTGTAATTCCAGAGTTATAGCTAGGGTCAAAAGCAGGTACATCGGATGCAGGAACCCCAGTGCCTATTGGCCCTTGGTCACTACCACCTTGTGGCATCATCGTAAATTTTCTATTAGCTAATTGACCCATACTGCCTGTCAAATAAGAGTCCATACCGCCTGGTGATGGCATCTTACCTAATGTTCTACCAAATTCAGATTGGAAATCTTCGGGGCTGTAGTAAGTATTTGCCGCGTCCCCTGTAAGGCCAAATGCAGAGGAGTCTTGCATATACTGGTTTGTGTTTGGGTCATAACTAAACGTAGGGAAAATAGAACTACCATCAGAACCAACCTGTGCATTCTTCTGTGCCATTTGGTTCATCCAGTTGACATTGGCCTGATAGGGGTTTGGTTGTCCTAAATTAGGATTAGCAACAGGCACAGCTTGGGTCGTGAATTTCTTTCTTCCGCCTTGTCCTAATTCCATATTAGCTTTATGCGGATCAAAAGCAGGTCCATCGGATGCAGTACGTACAGTGCCTAGTTGCGCTCTACTTACTATACCGCCTGCAATACCAGAATTGTACTTTGGATTAAAAGCAGGTACGTCAGATGCAGGAACTCCAGTTCCTATCGGCCCTTGATCTCTACCTTGTGATCGCCCTAAATTAGGATCAGAGAAAAGGCTAGGGTTGACATAACCACCCATGTTCTGATCAATGTTTCTTGTCAGTCCTTGTTTGTAGGCAGAGGTTTCTCTAAGGTTAGGCAAGCCTCTTCCACCAGTGTTACGTAGAGGCTGTTTAATAGTAGAAGATACTCCCATCCCTGCTTGTGTTGGTTGATTTCTTAAGGAAGATGTGGGCATACCATATCCCTGCCTTAAGTATTTAGAACTTAGGTCTCCTGCAAACATTGACATTAGTATGATCCTCCAGAAATAGTATCAGCGGTTATAGTGCCAGTGACATTTAAAGTAGTAGCTGTAACAGTTCCTGTAAACGTAGGACTAGCTGTGTTTGCTTTTGTTGCACTAGCTGTAGCAATGTTATTAAATTCAGAATCTATTTCTGTACCTTTAACAATTTTATTTGGGTCTCCTGAACTTAGAGAGTCCTTAGTTGCAAAGTTAGTTGTCTTTGTATAATTAGACATTAGATAAGTCTCCCTAGTAAAGCGTGTATGTCAATTTTTTGAATAGAAAAAGCAGAAGCATTTATCTCAGCTTCAATGCCAATAGTTACAACCTCTCCGTTACCACTTGTATTTACCTTTGGAGTATTTACAACTACAGATGCTGTATATTCACCAGTTGTGTTGTATTCCGAAACTCCATATTCAGCAAGGGAGGACGAACCAAAAACAAAAGTTTGTTTAGTGTAACTTGAAGTGTAGTCATAACCCCAGTTAAGAGTTGTAGGTGTGTTCTGTCCACCTACAATAGTTAAGTTAAACTTCTTTAAAAACTTAAGGTTTGATGTATTACCAAAATCCATTGCATTGCTGAAGTATCTAAGCTGATACTTAGTAGCACCATCTAAGTAAGAATCATACTTAACAATTCCTGAGTCTATGCCTATATAAAGTTCACCTGTCTCCTGTACGGAAAAAGACAAAGGATATAAAGCAGACCAAGTAGTTGCTCTGTTAGAACCATCCTGTAAAGTAGTTCGCATATCAAAACAATAAACTATGTTACTGTTTGGAAAAGTAAGTAAGTAAAAAGAATCTTCAGGGGAATATACAGATTTAATAGCATACGTTTGTAAAGGTATTAAAGCCAGTAAATCACTTCTTACATTCTTACTAATGTCTCTCATAGGTAGAGACTTTTCTTGTATTGTCCTACCAAAGCTACGTACACCTGAATCAGATAGGAATATAATGTCCGTGCCTGTTTGTTGTACAGAGTCACGAGCAATACAACCAATGCCCTCTATTGTGTCTGTAAGGGTCATAGAGGCAGGAGAGGATGCTCCTGAGTACACAAGTATAGACTTCTTACCAAAGATGATTAGAAAGCCATTGTGAGCCGCTAGTGAGACTATCTCATCAAAACCACTAGGCCATACAGTAGTAATATCTATTGACCCTGAAGAACCGCCTGTCCATGCGTGTCCTGATAATAAATCAGACCAGTAGACAGTGTGCTTATTATTTGTAACATCCGCTACCCAAAGCCTACCAAATGCAGACAGGACTTCATTACCTTGTGGGGGTGTTCCTGTGGCGTGTGAGTGGCTTGAGAACTTCTCAAGGACTCCTGACCCACTTTCATCAGTATAGATTAGGGGTTCATGTCCTCTTTGGAATAAATAAGCATGGTTAGCTAATGACACAATCTTCCAATTATTTCCTGAAGGAGAATAACTAGAAGGTGTTATGTCCGTTAAAGTTGTAGTCCCTGAGAATATTTTATTGTTACCTGCGGATAGTACAACCTTATCACCTGAAGTATCAATATACTCATATATAGTCTCTATGCCACGGCTTGAGCCTAGAACGGATGAACCATTAGAACTAACAGTAGTCCAACCTTTCCTTGCACCTACTCTACCTAGCTTGTCTATTACACAGTTGTCTGCAATGGAAGCATAGGAAGGATCAATGCCAACAGGAGAATCCTGAGTATTTATACCCAAGAAAGCAGGTGCGGCTATAGTAAGGTTTTGTAGTTGTTGAGCCATTTAAGAATACCAGATGTTTTCTTCAGGATGTTGAGATGCATCTATAGCTATAGCATCCGCTAACGTATTGTCTGCTAAAGCAAACAACTCAGCCGCACTTGTTCCTCCTGTCTCTCCTCGCTCTCTTGCTCCCAATGCTGTAGCTAGTTGTATTACAGGAGAGGAAGGAACACCAAGTCTTTCTGTGTCCGTTGTGAAGTCCTCTGTACGCAACACTACGTTGAACCTTAACTGATAAACACCATCAGGCTTAGGGTAGACATCTACACCATTATCACCATTTGCATCTACACCGTTAAAGCTATAGAACTGAGGTGAGCCTAAAGGTGGTGTCTCTATTAAGAAAGCATTGTCCATCCAACGAGAACCACGGTACTGCATAAAGAAATCAGAGGTATCGTTAATGACATCCAACACTTTCATTCTATTTTGTGAACCAGTCAGGATATAGTTAAAACTAGTAGTATCTGTAGAGACTGTCAATGTGGTACGTAAAGCTGTCCAATCGTAGGAATCTTCCACTGTACGTTTTGCATCATTGACAAACTCTCCTATAAGTTTTGAATAGCTATTCTGTGAGACTGAAGATACTTCGTCCTCTCGTAGTCTCCGCAGTACACTATTAACAAGCTGTAAGTAAGTCATTATTATTCCTATGCGATTGTTGACTGAAACGTGGATTCAAAAGGGTCGCGGTATTCTACTTCCTCAAACTCTGGTAAATCTGCGCCCACTTGTGTTTTAAATTTAAAGAGATCATCAGAACCAGTACCTGCACCTGCGGCTAACAAAGCACCGCCTCCTGCTCCTCCTGCTCCTATGCCACCTAATGATATATTCTTGAGTATTCCTTCAAGTAAGTCTTTTAATGGCTGTAGAATGTAATCATCAAAGGCTCTACCCCCTGCTCGTAAGGTGTCCTCAATAGACGGCCCAATTTCCTCTAGGAACTCTTTGACAGGTTGCATGGCTTCCTCCATGCTTCCACCTACTGCACGTACTGCATCTTCAATAGGCTCACCGAAGGCTTCAACAGTTTCCTCAAGAGGATGTAAGTAATCATCATCAAACTCACTTCCTGCTTCACGTATTGTTTCCCAGTAAGGACGTACTGTGTCAGCTACACCAGACCCTGCTTCCTTTAGAACATTAAAGAGTTCCTCCGAACCTTCTAGTACACCACCTGCCATTAATTCTACAGCGTCTTTAATGGGCTGTAGGATAGCATCATCAAAGTCCCTACCTGCTTCACTGAGCCAATCGGGGACAATGTTACCTTCAAATGTACCATCCTCTCTAATGTACTGTGCAAAGCCTGAAAGTACAGCATCATCTAAGTCTTCACCATTAGCAACCTTACCTACTACGTTGGATAAAGCATCAGCAAAAACATCTTTATCCATTTCTAAAGCATCTAAAGACTGACCTAAAGAAGAGTCTGCGTTAGAAAGAATGTTATCAAGGTAACGGCTTGTTACTGTCTCAGCAATAGCTTGTGTAGGGTCTCCTGTAATAGCGCCCTTAAGTAATGCATTGGTCTGAGCGTAAGTTAAATCAACACCGCCTATTGATAAACCATGTCCTGCATCCTTAACACCATCCACAGTGCTAGGGGCTTTAGTGTACCCTGCTTTCTCAAGACCTGCACTAGCTAAACTAGCCCAATCCCCTGCGTGTAAAGTTTCCCCTGATACTCCTTTAGCGGCTGTTAGGATAGCTGTACCGTAAGGAACAAACATGGCGGCAACTTGTAATACAGGATGATTTAATATGTTTTCAGCAGGTTCAAAAACAGTAGAGTATGTCCCTACTTCTCCGTAGGATACATAGTTACCGTTCTTATCTCCTTCCGTCATTCCAAGAAGAGTGTTAGTAGCGTCCCCTGATCCTGTAGTCAAGTAATACTTTTTACCTTCTACTTCTTTATATAGAGGTATATTGTTGTCCTGTATGTAGGAAACAAGTTTATCTGCTTGTCCTTGTAATGCAGGGTCTTTTACGCCACTATATCCTGCTCTAGCAAAATCAGCAGGGTCATAGTTATTATAATTATGTGTCTGTGCTGTCTCTTCTTTTTGAGACTCAGTTTCCGCAAAGACATTAGCATAGTTAGCCAATGCTTCCTCTGCACTATCATACGTAGCCGCTGTTCCATAGTCAGGTGTGCTAATAGAAGGAAGACCTGAAGTCCCTGTAGTGCCTGTAGTACCTGAAGCCTTTGGTGTAGGGACATGGAAATACTGTATAACTTTTCCACTGCTATCTGTTTGTGCTTTATTATAGTAATCTGTTTTAACAGGACTATATAAAGGAGGCGTAGTCGGTTTAGGTGCAGTTTCTTTAGGCTGTTCACTGCTTTGACGAGGAGGGTCTGTATACAACGAAGGATCAACACCCGATGAAACAGGAGTTTGTGTTTGTTCTTTCTGTTGTCCTGCTCCTCCTAAGTAATCAGAGAAAAGACTATTAGTCGTTCTTTTAGGGTCTAACACAACAGCAGGTTTAGGTACTATTGGTGCTTCGTTTCTTTTAGGCGCTACTTGTCCTAAGTGTGGATCAGAGAATAAAGAGGACTGTGGCTTTTTAGCTGCTACAGTAGTCTTAGGTGCTACGGTAGTCTTAGGTGCTACGGTAGTCTTAGGTCTATTATCCCTTAAAGGAACATCTATAGAACTAGGAAAGATGTCTTCCTTTCTAAAACTAGAAATCATTTTCCAACCCCTTTAATTCTTTCTAAGGAACGCATTGTTCCAAGACCTAACATTCCCATGAGAACTGGTAGCATAACTGAAGTATCAGCCTGTGGTATAACAAAACCAAAACCTGCGGCTAGTGGAGAGACTAGAAAGTTGACACCAAAACCTAAGACACAAACCCATCCAGTAGCAGGTCTCCAACCAGACTGAAACCAATTACCTTTGGCTTCCTCTTGGTTAGTCTCTATTTGAGCAAGAGCAATTTCCTGCGCCTGTCTAGTTGCAAGAGTAGCTATTTCATGTGCTAAGATTGCTTTTTGATCTTTGTCTTCAATAAATTTATCCAACAAAGAAGTAACAGGGGCTATCAAACTAGCTAAGATACTCATATTATTATACCAGATTTTTGGTCAAAAGTCAAGCTATTTCTTGTTCTTTCTACTCTGTACTATTTTTTGTACGGTCTCAGACTCATATATTCTAATGCCTAACCATACTATTGTAAACAACGATGCTGTAGGTGGCAACCAAGCGGCTAATGAAAAAATCCCTGTTGATGCCGCAAGTACATCCAATGTATCCTTTGATTGTTCATCTAACATCTTTAACATCCTTTTATTTACTTTTTATTCAACGGAACAGTAGTCACCGCCCTAAGCACAACAATACACCCTGCAATCACAGAACCTATGACCGCTTGACCTGCTTGGCTAACTGGTAGAAAACCAATGTATCCTTGTAAGAGCGAGAGTACAGCCAGTGCAATACTAAACTGTACCGTCTTTGATTTAAGTGCTTGCTTAATTTGTTCCATTACGCTGTGTATCCGTTACCTGCAACAATCGCGGCATCTGCGTCTGTGAAGTCTTCATCGCCCCAGTCCTCTTTAGCAACCATCAACTCAAGGTGCTGTACGTTTCTATCAACACAGTCTTGGCGGTCTTCTTTTGGCTCTTCTGCCATAGAGTCTCCTGCGATTACGTCTGTAATAAGACTAATGCTGTGTCCCATTGCTGTGTAATCGGATGCTAGTTCTTCGGTTGTTCTATCTTCGCTCATGGTTATTTATCCTTCTAGGGTTTCAATTCTTGCGGTTAATGATTCAATTAAGGCTTGTTGCTCTTGGATGGCTTTTATAAGCATAGGAACAAACACGCTATATTTAACACTTTTGGTTGTAGTCCCAAGCTCAATTCCATTCTCGTCTTGGTCGGGAGATTGGGTAACCATGCTAGGAAAGACATCTTCAATTTCCTGTGCGATTACACCTATTTGTTTAAGGTTTTCACCTTTTAGATTGTAATTTACCACCCTTACTTGATTTAATTTATCTAGCTTGGGAGTTACGTCTGTAATGTTTTCTTTCAGTTTTAAGTCAGAAATTGCACCATAACTGTTATTTGAGTTGACTATGTTTCCGTTAGAGTAAATTATGATTCTATTTCCACCTGCGGCAGAACTATAACCTCTAAAAAATCCTTCTGTTGTGTTGTTTGCATCAGTAACAGCGTGATAATTATAAGTGTTTCCGTTTCTAGAGCAGTTAACTGTGCCTCCAAAATTGGTCGTTGCTATTAACGCATTACCAGAAGAGTTAATATGAAGCCGTGGATTACCATCACCATCTGACAAGACGATGTTGTTGCTTGAAGTTCGGATGTCTAGGCCGCCTTGGTTGCCGTTGTAGCGACCAAGGATGGTGTTTTTGGAGCCTGTGGTTACTGAAGTTCCTGCATTATTTCCAACAAAAGTATTATTGTCGGCTGTTGTAGCTTTACCTGCTCTTGTTCCTACTGTCGTATTACCACTACCGCAGTTTGCTGAAAGTGCTTCAAATCCTACAGCTACGTTATTAGTGCCATCATCAGTAGCGTCACCTGCAAGACTACCTATAAATGTATTTTGAACGCCTGTGGTTATTGCGCCACCCGCGTTTCTACCAACTGCTGTGTTGTTAGATGCTGTGGTGTTAGCGTCTAAAGCATTAGTACCCACAGCAGTATTGTAATTACCTGTAGTGTTAGCGGCTAATGTCCACCCACCCAAACCAACATTTTCTGTGCCTGTGGTGTTTGCGGTTAACGCGCTTATACCTACGGCTGTTCCTCCTGCCGCTGTGGTGTTTGCGTATAAAGCACTTGTACCAACCGCTACGTTATTACCGCCTGTAGTGGTTGTCCGTAAGGCTCTGTAGCCCATTGATGTGTTGTTAGACGCTGTTGTGGCTAGTTTTAAAGACTGGTAGCCTACTGCTGTGTTTGACGCTCCTTCGGTATTTGTAAGCAGTGCTTCAGTCCCTAAAGCGGAGTTAGTACCACCTGTGGTGTTTGCGACTAAAGCACTCTTACCCACTGCTGTATTGTTAGATGCAGTAGTATTAGCATATAAAGCACTTTCGCCCACGGCTGTGTTGTTACTTCCTGTAGTATTAAGACCTAAAGAATCACGCCCGAAACCAGAGTTGTACGACCCTGTGGTGTTAGTAGTCAGCGTAGTTCCACCCATAGCCGCATTTGCTGTACCTGTGGTGTTTGCGGCTAAAGAATTGTGACCAACTGCTGTGTTGTTAGCCGCAGTCGTGTTTGCGGTTAAAGAACCATCACCAATAGCTGTATTATATCCTCCACTTGTATTTGCTGTAAGTGCAACTCTACCAACCGCTGTATTATTGGACGTCGTATTAACTTTTAGGGCTTCCTTACCGATTGCTATACAAGCTGACCCTGTGCTGTTGGTTGATAAAGCATCATATCCAATAGCAACATTATAGTTACCTGTAGTAAGGGCATCACCACATTGAAATCCTAATGCTGTGTTGCCATCACCCGTAGTAATCGCAGTACCTGCTTCATCGCCTACGACAGTATTATAATTACCACCGCTTGCAATGCTGTTACCTGCGTTGACACCTAGTCTTAGGTTGCTTGTGCCTGCTGTGCTTGTGATTATATCACCGCTAAACGTAGCCGCACCCGCATCACTGATGACCAATGGGAAAGTGTTATCAGTCACATTGCGAATTACAAAACCATTGTTAGTTACACCTGACTGACCACCACCAACAGCAAAAACTTTAGCACCTGCTCCATTTGTAAATGTTATATGTGTTGCTTCGCTTGTCGCGGTGTTACCTGCAATAGCTATTTTTCCACTAGCTCCACCACTTCCAGTAGCTATTGTAGTACCAACAGTAAGCGTACTCGCCATATCCACAGCACCATCAATGTCCACAACATCAAGGTTAGTAGTTCCATCAACGTCTATGTTGCCTGAAACAGTTAAGCTACTTGGGTTAGTACCAAGTTCAACAATGCTACCACCGTTGTCCTCAGTAAATAATCGTTTGTCAGCTACGTTGACCGCCAGTTCACCCTGTACAAGATCGCTTGCTGTTGGGACGGCAGAAGCAGTTGAACTATTTTTTGTTACAATTTTTGTTGCCATAATAATATACCTTTAGTATGTGCCGCCATCAAGCGTACCAGTAGTCATGTTGCTTGCGTTTAAAGTTGAATTAGATTGTAAAGCTGAGTTTGCTAGAACCCCTTGTGCCGCTGTAGCATAGTCAGAGGAAGAAAATGCTTTAACTTGAGCAAGATTAGTTACCTCACTATCCATTAAAGCCCCTGCCGCTGTGACATTTGTAGCGTCAGTGACATCCGCACTTGTTTCAATACCGTCAAGCTTAGTGCCGTCTGTAGCAACATCACGACCATCAAAAGTGCTGTTGGTTGTAATAGCGCCTGTCATTGCACCACCTGACTTAGGTAATGCAGAGTCAGCAGTTGTTCCCTGTGCCGCTGTAGCGTATGCGCTAGACGCTGTAGTAGCCGCTGTGCCTAAGCCTAAGTTAGTTCTAGCGGAACTAGCACTAGCTAAGTCGGACAGGTTGTTAGCCTTTAGAGCCGCTGATGCTAATGTACTTGCGGCATTAGATGCACTTGTAGCGGCATTTGTAGCACTTGTAGCCGCACTAGTAGCACTATTAGCGGCATTAGTTTCCGCTGTCTCTGCATTGGTCTCAGCGGTCTCAGCATTGGTTTTAGCTGTGGTAGCCGCTGTTGCGCTAGTAGCCGCACTAGTTGCTGATGTGCTTGCCTCAGATGCCTTAGTAGTGGCTGTAGAGGCACTGGTGCTTGCTTCAGATGCCTTTGTAGTTGCAGTGGATGCGCTAGTGCTTGCTTCGGATGCTTTAGTTGTAGCTGTAGTGGCTGACGCTGTTGCACTAGTTGCACTTGATGCCGCATTAGTCTCCGCAGTTTCTGCATTAGTTTCAGCAGTCTCTGCCGCTGTTTTAGCAGTTGATGCGGATGTTGCACTGGCCGCACTAGCTGTCGCACTGGATGCACTGGAAGTAGCACTGGATGCGGAAGCTGATGCACTTGTTGCCGAATTAGTAGCGGAAGTGTTTGCCTCAGATGCTTTTGTTGTAGCAGTGGATGCGCTTGTGCTTGCCTCAGATGCTTTTGTTGTAGCCGTAGATGCTGATGCTGTTGCACTGGTTGCACTGGAAGCCGCATTTGTTTCAGCAGTCTCAGCGTTTGTTTCAGCAGTTTCTGCGTTAGTCTCTGCTGTTTCTGCGGCAGTTTTAGCAGTCTCAGCCGCTGTCTTGGCTGTGGTAGCCGTTGTTGCACTGGATGCGCTAGTTGTTGCACTGGCCGCACTTGCGGTTGCAGAGGTAGCACTAGCTGTTGCACTTGCTTCTGCGGCTATAACTGATGCGGAAATACCTGATGCACTAGTGGCCGCTTGTGTTGCTGACTCACTTGCACTTACAGCACTTGCCGCTGATTCACTTGCTTTAGTAGTAGCTATCGCGGCTTGCTCTGTTACAGCGAGAATAGTAGCGTCTGTATTGGAATCACCAGAACCACCATCGCCTCTAAATATAGCCATTAATAACTCCTACGAAAACAAACAAAAAGGAAAAGGGGAAAGGGGACTCCTAAGAATCCCCTTAAGTGTATTAGCTTATTGAACAGCTAGTACGAATCCTGCTTCAGGACGCATTACTTGACAACCGTAAAGCGTATCAGCAGTGTATAGAGTTCCCAAGAACTCCTGCTTGTATTGAGTTTGTGAACGAACAGCTTGTTGCTCTGCAAGAACATTAGTGTCCTTGTGGATCAACTGTGCGCCACGGATAGAAGCACCGCCAGTCGTATCAATGACAGGTACGTTAGTAGATACAAACACATCAACGCCATAAAGATTACCAATCTTGCCAGTCTCTACGCCTTTGCCATTAACAAAGTCAGTAGAAGTGTAGCGATCAATACCCATGATAGCGTTACGTAGTGAAGGAGGAACAATAAAGCTACGTCCGTCCATTGGTACGTCTGCATCATCCATCTTTTGAATCAAAGCACGGAAAGCACCGTCAGTGAAATCCTTAACGTCAGCGGCTCCGTCAGCATCAAATGCTTCCAAAGCACCTGCTGATGTAATCTGGAATGCCGCGTTGTGTACCCATGAAGAACCGTCACCGTTTCCGAAAGACTTACCTAGAGTAAACAGATCATCGTCAACCTGCTTTGCTAGACCATAACCTGCATCACCAGTGTAGAACTGACGTAGAGAAGCTAGAGCCTGTACTTCGGTAATGTCCTCAATCAAACGAGAAAATTCAAAGTGCTTGTTAATGTTAATCAAAACTTCTGACTCAACAGAGTTCTGGATGGTTACTGCGGTATTAGCCGCTTTAGCGTGTGCTGAACCACGAGTAGGCTTAGGAACGTGAATGGTATCACCTTTCTTGCCTGTCATGCTCATTTTTTTTACAAGGTTAGCCAAAACAAGATTAGTCTTGTATGCGGCAATTACTTCGTCACTCCAGATTTCTGGAATGAATTTAGCGGCAGAAGTGTTATCTACTGCTCCTCCCATTGCGGGATATACTGATGTAGCCATGATAAAAGTCCTATAATAAGATTAGTTACGGACTCTCCCTTCTTGATACGCTTGCATGATTTCATCAGACAAAGACATATATCGGTCAGGATCGTCCTGCATAAGTTTAATAATGTCTGAACGTCTATAGACTTTACGAGAGGATGCCTCACCGCTTCCTTTAGCCCCACCTGTGGATGCTTTTTTCACGGCTTGTTTTCTACTCGCTTTCTCATTCACCACAGTTTGATCTACTGCTTGTTGACGTTCCTTCCAGTTAGTGAAAAGTTCATCAGCGGCTTCGTGATCATAATGTTGATCTGCTTGTATGAAAAGCTGTGTCCGAATCTTTGATCCTTTTATCCATTTAGCAAACTTATCGTCTTGTAAGATGTCACCCATATCAGGATGGCGTTCTTGCAAAAGATTCTTTGCTGTTGTTTGTCTATACTGCTGAGTAACAGCTTCAGCTTGTCTAATAGAAGGATGATTCTTAATAGCTTTATCTACTGCTTTATCTGGATCAGAGAAAAAATCTATTTCTTCTTCAGGTTGTTGATTTTGTTGCGTGGTGTCGAGTTGTGTCTGAATGTAACTATCAACAACGTGTCGCAGTTCCCCTACTTCTGAACTCTGTCGGCCTAATAACTTCTCAGCCTCTTGATGCATCCTTACAATTTCAGCCGTACTTTTTCCTTTGTACTTCTCAGGGATTTCTTCTGCTTGTTGACTCAGGGACTGTTGAGTTGCCTCTTCAGGTTCTTCAGTCTTAGTTTGTTGTTCTAGTTCATTGAGATTAGTGATTTCTTCATTATCATCATCATTCTCAGGACGCTCGTCTATAAGTGTAGCCATTATCAAACTCCGTGATTTCTCATTATGGAGGTGTATTGTATGTAAGGGTTCGGTTAGGAGTTTTCCTTACGCTCTTGTTGTACCCTCTGTTCGCGCTGTTTAGCCCATTTCCTTGAGGCTTTCCATGATGATCCATTGATAGGGTCAATATGAACACGAATAGGAGATACAATTTTTTTTGCAGTCTTACCGCATGAAGGACAAACAATAAACTTAGTATCGGAAGACCGTAAGCTTTCAGTAGTATGTCCTTCAGAACATTGGAAGTCAAACAATAAGGCCACTTAGGCGGCCTCTTCGTTTTCTTCAAGTTCTTGTTCATTTGCTTGCTCTTCCGCTATATCTATTTGAGACTCTAAGTTAAGTAGATTCGCTATTATAGATAATTGACCTTTACGGAAACACAAGTCTTCTAAGTCTTTAGTGACTTCTACGGAATTAATAATTACCGCGTTGTTTTTTAAATCTTCCATCAGTTGTTTCCAACCTTCTGAACGGAATACTTCTCTAAAGTTACGATAATATAATTCTAGTTTTGGGTCAGCCATACTGTTTCTCCTTTATGGACAGTAATTTAAGTTAATGTACATATCTATTATACCATGTTTTTAACTTAAAGTCAAGCTTTATTTTCTTTTTTCTTATCTTTTTTTACATTAAAGATTGTATCAAAGTTCTGATCAAACTTCTTTTTATCCGTAGGGCGTTGTGTACTACCTTTGCCTCCATGTGTTTGACCATTCATTTTTTACTTTTCTTTTTAGCCGCTTGTTTCTTTCGGTAAGCTTTTCTACCTGCCTCGTCTCGCAAAGCTTGTATAGCGGCTTCAGATTGCTTCTTAGTTAGTGGCATAGAACGTGCGCGTTTAGCTACTGGTTTCTTTTTCTTAGCAGGTGGTCTTCCAACTTTACTACCATATGTACCTTTACCTTGTGGCATAAGTGCCTCCTATTACCATTTTGATTTATTTGCCCAATATGCCGCAGACATCTTACCTTTAGCGATGTTCTTAGCGTGTCTTGCTTTAAAAGATTTACGTCTTGCTTTTTCCGATGCAGTCTTGGGATTTGCTCCTGCACCAGAGACACCTTGTTGACCATAACGAATAGTCTTTATTTGATCACCTGACTTTGCTACAACCACATGAGATTTAGTTGGGTGATTAGGAGTACGCTTAGGTTTGTTATAACCACTAACTCCTGCTCTTTCTAACCTAGAGTCTTTAGCCATTAGTTAGCCCTCTCTTTAATGGCTACCTCTCGTTCCTTCAAGAGTTGTTTGGATATTTCAAGACGCTTCTTAAATTCTTTGTCGTCCTGATCTCCTGAGTGAATATTAGTAGTGACAGCTTTAATTCTGTCAATCTCCAACTCTTGTGGAATAACCTGAGTTTCCATTGCCATCTTCTGCGCCCTAGACTGAGACTCTTGTGCTTGTCCATTGAGTGCCGCTGTTTGTGCCGCTTGGAAAGCCAACTCAGCTTGTTGTGCCTGTTGCTGTGCTTGCTGTGCTTCAGGGTTAGGCTGATTAGCTTGATCAAGTAAAGCAATAAGTTCTTCACGATTAGCTAGGTTCATGTTGTCAATAATAGAAGTGACTAGTTTAGGATACATGGGTGTATCAGGAGACATTGTTTGTAGTAACTGTACAAGCTGTGTAACTTCGTACTCACGAGCAATAATACCTAAAGAACTAGACGTATGGAACTTATAGTCAGCTACTGGGTACATTTCAGGTTCAAACTGCATATAACGCCAAGCAGACTTTGTTACGAAAGGAATAAGGAATGATTCTTGGAAGTTTATCAATGTACGCTTATGTCTCTTGATAATAGCACCAAGGGACATAGAGACACCTGCGGCAGTTGACTCACCATTGACTGATCCTGCGATACCTGCTGAATCAATAGCACCTGTGGCTGTCTGTACCATAGTTTGAAGTGCTTGAGCCTGTGCAAAGGTAATTTGATTGACATTACCAAAGTTAAATGGCTGTAGGACTTCACGAGGATCGCCATTAGTTAATATAACTTTTCCCGGCTGTATACTGGGCTTAGAGCCTCTAGGCATACGTGAGGCATCCATTGCAAGCATAGGGTGTATAGTAAGGGATAGAGCATCAATTCTAGCGCGTAGTTCTGTGTCTAAAGCCTTTTGTGAGTTATACCCTTTCTCACATACTCCTCTGCCCCAGAAACGGCTAGGAACGACATCCCAAGGGAATGCAACAACAGGACGATCCTGCATCATGTAGGGGTTTCTTTCCGCTTTAAGAAGAACACCGCTGTTAGCAATAACAACCATAGCCTCTACATAATAGGAATCATCCTCATCTCCCTCATCATTATCCATAAGGGAAACTTCTATGTCTTCAATTTCTTCTTCGTCATCTTCTAATCCTGACTCTTCGGCTTTCTTAAGCAAGTGAGCAGGGACTAAACCATAATACTTAGTTAGACGTACTTTGTCCTCAGAGAATGAGGTTAAGTCTTGATCTGGTTCCAAATTAAAGTCAGTCTGTGCTTGACTGATAGGCTCATCACGATAAACACCCTTTTCCTGTAGTTGTTCTACTAGGTGACTAGAAACAAACTCATCAACAGCACAACCTAAAGCTGAATCAATGTCTGTTGCTACAGGGTCTATTAGGAAGTTTTGTGGCATTACAGGACGTAGCTTAACACAGGTACGGTCTTGTATGGTAACTCCCACGGCTTGTAGCTCACCACCCATAACAGGCTGTGTAGCAGGAGCCAT